TGGAGCGCCACGCGGTCGGTCGCGCCCTGCACGCCGAGGGTCGCCTGCTGGAGCGCCGACTGCGCGGAGAGGTCCGCCTTGAGGAGCTCGACCTGCGCCTTGACGGCCTCGATCCGCTCCTTGCTCGCGAGCTCGAGTTGCGTCACTTGCACCTGCGCGTCCGCCTTCACCTGGTCGCCCTCGATGACCTTCGTCTTCGCGTCGAGCTCCTGCGTGAGCATCTGGATCATCTGCTCGGCCTGCGCGAGTTGCTGCTGCATCTGCTGGACGCTTGGCTGCCCGATCTCGTCCTCCTGGAAATGCGGCGGGAGCGTCTTCTTGGCGATCGCCGCGAGTTTCTTCGCGCCCGGAAAGTCGAGCTCGTCGAGCCAGAACGGCGCGAGAATCGGCGCGAGCCCCGGCGCGGCCTGCATGATCGCCGCGATCGCCTCCGAGGTCTCCTGCCGACGGGTCGCGTAGGACGTGCCGACGACGGCGGTGACGGAGAGGTCGCCCGCTTTCAGGTCGATCACCTCAGCGCCCGGCGTGCCCTCGGGGACCGCCTGCGGCTGCCCGCCCTTTTCGACGAACGGGATGTTCACCATCACGCCGCGCCGCTTCTCGTCCGCGCCCATCGTCGGCACGACGCGGCCGGGCCGGTCGTAAATCTTCGGGATCAGGTCCTTCAGGACCTTGCCCTCGTAGAGCATGCTCACGCTCGCGAGGTTGTCGAGGTAGCCCGAGCTCCCGACCTCGGCCTGCCCTTGGAGCGCGCGGATCGCGACGCCCGAGCGCTCGTGCGGATCGAGCTGCCCCAGGGACACCGGCGGCATGTTCGTCGTCCCGTGCAGATCGTCCTTGGCCGCCGCCGCGGCCAACGTGACCGCCTGAATCGCGGGCTCCGCGACGTTGCGCTGGGGGGGCGGTGCCTGCCCGCCGCTGTAGGTCTGGAGGCGATACGGCAGATACGGCAGGTTGCGCGTGTTCGCCTGCTGCCACCAGGCCTCATACCCCTCGAGTTGCCCGTCCGCGATGAGCCACTGCGCGCGGGGCGCGAGGCCCACGGCCTCGACCTGCGCCGAGCGCATGTAGTTGTAGGACTGCTGCGCGTCGCGCGCGAACTGGACGATCCCGCTCCAGCGCCGGTCGCCGTTCAGGTTCGACTCGTCGCCGATCACGGGGATGATCGGGATATAACTCCCGTTCCAGTCCTGCGGCTCGGTCAGCTTCTCCACGCCGTTCATGAGGCACCACTTCACGCGCCGCGCGGTGACGACTGTGCGCCGGGGGAGCCGGGTGCCGGTGTCTTTCTCGACGCTCGCGAGGATGTCCGGCGGGATGTCTTTCACTTTCACGACCGTCTGGTCGGGCAGGAGGAGGAGCGTCTCGGTGTCTTCCTCGACTTCCCAGTACTCCGCGATCCGCACGCTCGCGCCGGCCGTCCCCGCGTTCGTGCTCACCCACGCCGGGATGTCATTCCCGATCGAGGTCAATTCACGGTCGGAGTAGGACGCGAGCGTCGAGTCGGGATACTTTTTCTTGTACTGCGAGAGCGGGAGGTCCTGCGTGAGAAACGCGAACCCGCCGTCACTCCAGTCCGGCTCTTGCGCGAACGGGTCCAGGTAGACGGCCGCCTGGTTGAGAATCCGCTTATAGGTGATTTTCTGGTCGAAGGTCGTGGTGTTCGCATACTCGGTCAGGAGCCGATACGCGCCGAAGCCGCACTTGGCCGCGCGCTCGAACGCCCACTGCCGCGCGATGTGCGCCCGGCTGTCGGCCTGAATGGCGCGGGCAATGTCGTCATACGCTTGGGCCACCGCGCGGGAGACGCCCTCGCCCTCGGGCGCGAAGGACAGCCCGAGCTTCGCCTGCCGGGCGGTGTTGATGACCTGCTGGACGGGGCCGCGCAGGAGGTTGAACTCGAGACACGGCCGCGCCGGCACCGGGGGGAGCCCACTGCCGCCGTCCTGCCCGCCGCGCGCGCGCCGGATGTCCTCGGGCCACTGCGCGCCGCGCTCGTCGACGAACCGCAGGTCCTCGAGCTCGCGCGCGCGCTGGTCGTGCATCGCCTCTTCGCAGAGCTTGAAGCGCTCGAGCGCCTGCTCATGCGCGGAGGTGTCGGGGGCCTCGGGGTCGGTCGGGGTCTCTTTCACGGCAGGGGGCGCGGTCTCGTAGGCCATGACTTACTCGGCCACCCACCCGGCGAATGACGTACTCGTGCGACACTTCGCGTGCGGCGGGCATGGATCATCGCCGTTATTGATCCACACGTCCTCGTCGTCACTAGACACAGACACCCACCCAGAGCAGCCACAGCGCAAGGGCTCGCCATCGGTAAATTGTCCGGTTGATGGGTCTGCCATCGCCCCGTCATCACCGCAGCAGGGACACTCGAGTGTTAAGCCTTTGAAAAGGTCAGCACCCATCGCTACCCTCGGAACCGCTCGGTCGCGGCGGCCTCGTCCACGCGGGCGCGCACATCCGGATCAGGAATCGCGGCGAGGGTGAGCGCGAAATCCGCGCGGGTGCCGAGGCGCGCGAGCCGCAGGAGCTTGCGGATGCGCTCCGGCGTGGCGGGACCGGTCAGGAACTTGGCCGCCAGCGACTCGCGTAACAGATCGGCGGGCATGCGGTGTGGGCAGTATGGCACGACCTGTCAAGAGTGACAGCTGTGACTTCTCACAGTGTTCGCTAGTGGACAGCAAGTGTTGACAGTTTTGGTATTCTAAGTATCGGCCTTGGCGACTGTAGAAGTCTTTTCGGCGCGCTTAGCCACCACCTGGCGACGGGAATGGCGCGTCCGGCTCGCGCTCGACGGCCCCGCACGCGGCGGGCTCATCGTCGGCACCGGCGTCACGCGCAGTGCCGCGCTCGCCGATGCGCTCGCGACGCTGGACGTGTTCACCGACCTCGTGATGGTGACGCTCACGCCGCCGCCGGTGGCGGCGACGGTCCAGCAGGACGCGACGCGTTAGTGTTCGCCGCGTGACCGCTCGAGCGCCGCAAGGCGCTTCGAGAGGGTCTCGATGTCCACCTGAATCTGTATGTGCTTACCTTCAAGGGCGTCGAGGGCGTCAACGAGGGTGTCAAGGGCCGCGACAAACATCTTGACCGCACCCATTACGCGCTCCTGACACTCTCGCGCCGCATCCTGCACACCGAAGATGTCCTCACTTGCGCGGCTGCGCGTCATGTCGCCGGCCCTCCTCTCACAGTAAACCTCATCACCCCATCCACGAGCCCGGCCCGAGCGGACGCGGCCCTGACGCCGGCGGCTCCGACGCGGTGGTCGGCCGTTGCCGGCGCGTCGAGAAATTCAACTGGAGGTACTCGGCCGCATTTTGGGCGTGCTCGTACCAGCCGTCCTTGAGGGGGTGCCGCATCGGCTTATGGTTCACGCTAATCATGTGAGAATCCCAGACATAACCGGCCTCACATCCTGCGGCGTAAAAGTCCCACTTACTCACCCCGCGCCGGCTCGAGACGAGCAGCCACCGCGCCTCGTCAATGCCGAACCCCTCGCCGGTCGCCGTCCGCTGCCGCATCGCCTTCGCGAGCTCCTCGATCATCGCGAGCCGCACGTCGGGCGCGTTGGAGTTGTCCTGAAAGTGGATGCGATGCCGCGCCGGGTAGTGCGCGCGCAGAATCTCGACGCCGTTCTGCCGGAGGCCCTGCGAGCTCTGATGACTGCCGGCAGGGTCGCAGCAGGTCTTGAGGTCGGTCACGCCAGGAAACCACTCCTCGCGATACCGCGCGCCGACGCCCATGAAGTCATCGAGAAAGAGGTCCTCGCCCTGGACGCCGCCGAGGAACAGCACCGCCCCGAACGGGTCCACCTGCCGGCAGACCCAGCACGGGTGATGCTTGCCGAAGTCGATCGCCTCCTCGAGCGGGAGCGCGGGGTTGAACGCGAGCGGCCGGACATGGAGCCGCCGGTTAAACGCGCCGCCATACACCGGGTCGCCGATGACGTTCATGCCGCGGAGGCCGTTGAGCAGCGTCTGCCGCTTCGGGTGCCCCAAGGGGTAGGTCTCCTCGAGGTTGCGGATCGTGTCGGCGTCGAGGTTGTGCGCGTTGTCATAGACACTAAGCGGAATGTAGCGCCGGTGCGGGAGACTGTTATCCACAGGAAATTCTTTAGAAATCCAATGAACTTCGTCAACGGCCTGCGGTGTGATCGTGATCGCGTGGGGATACCCTTTCTGCGAGAGCCGGGCTTTCAACTCGTGATACACGTCGCGCGGCATCTCCTCGGCTTGGTCGATGTAGACGCGACTCAGCGTGAGGCCGCGAAATTTCGTGTAGCGCGTCTGCTGATCCTGTGACTTCAGGCCGCGCATATACGCACGCGACCCATTTGGAAACTCGTCGTAATGCTCCTTCGCGTTCCAGCGCACGCGCCGCCCGGCCTGCGCGAGGATGCCGCGCCAGATCGGCTTGAGGACCGTCTCCATCGCGTCATCGGTCCAGCGGGCGAGCAACGTGTGCAGGCCGGGCTGTTCGAGGCACGCGACGAGCTCGCGATGTAACGCTAGAAAAGTCTTCCCAGATCGAAGCGCGCCTTCGACATTCAGCGAGGCCGTTCGATCGGTAAAGGCCTGCCACTGCTTCCCGCGAAACGTCACGTCGAGGTCGCGTTCCGCGATGGCGGCCATCAGGGTTCAGCCTTCGCCTCGTGGTACACGATCCGCACCGGCAGCGCCTTACCGTCCCCCGTGCTGAGTTGCATCTTCAGCAATCCCAGATGCTGCGCGAGCGTCTTTAGCGCCTCGACTTTTGGCGCGAGCTTAATCTTGTGGATGTACTCCACATCGCCCTCGTCGATGGACTTCGTCACGACTTCGACGCCGACGACCGCGCTCGCGAGTTCACGCCCGTATTCCGTGGGCAGTTTCAGCCGTCCGTCTGTATCGAACACCTGCCGAATGTCCGCGTAGGCCACGTTCGCGAGTTCGAGTAGCACGCGCTCGGCGCTAATGTCACACCGCGCCTGTAACCGCGCGAGGTGTGCCTGCACCGCCCCCGCGATGTCAGGTTTTGTCAGGTTTTCACTCGCCACTGAGCGCGCAGACTCTGCGGGATAGCCCGCGCGAATTGCGGCCTGCGTGCCGTTGTAGTCGACGAGGTATTCCTGCACAAAGCGCGTCTGCTTCGCGGTGAGCGGGCGCGCGCGGGTCTTCGCCTTCCCCATCTACCCCTTCGGCGCGATGAACTCGCGCCCGCAGACGTTACAGAACCAGATCACGAGCGGCGTCAGCGGAATCGTGTGGTAGTAGATCGACTTCCGATCCGTGGCCTCCACCTGCCGGTCCTCGCCGCAGTGTGGACAGCGCGGCCGGTTGTCCTCCCGCGGGGTGTTCACCGTGCCCCCATCGCGCGCGGCGCGACATAGATCGCGCTGATCCAGATGCGCCGCGGGTTCGCGTGGCACTGCCGCTGCGCCGAGTGCCGGAAATCCTCCGACCCGCTGATAATCTGCGCGCGCACCGCGCGCATAATCGCGGACCCCATCGCACGCTTATCGACCGGATAGTCCCCGTCGACAAACTGCCACACCTGATCCACCACGAACGCCGACCACGTCCGCGCGGCGTGATAGATGGCCCGATCGGCCGCCGCCGCGAACGCCGCCGACACGTCCACCTGCACCATCCCGGCATCGCGCCGACGGCGGGCCTCCGCGAGGTCGAGGACCGGCTTCGGTGTCCGACCTCGCGGGGCCGGCGGCGGCGCGTCGAACGGGAGGAGCGGCTCTTTCGGTTTCACTGCTCGAGTAAATCCTTCGCGTGGTCCTCATCGCGTCCGATCTCTGCTATCGCCGCGCGCTCGAGATTCTTCCGCGCCCGTTCGATCCATTCCAACGTCAAAAACAGATGCTCCCGATCAGATAACCACGGG